GTTTCATGGTGGATAACGTAAGTGGATTTGCAAATGATGAAATTTTAACTCTAAAGAAAGTAACAAGTACTGGATTCTCAACTGAGTATGTTAAAATTTGGAGTTCAAGTAGATTTGATGAAAGTAGTGATACGGATTTATCAGGTGTAATCTATGTTACACGTTCGTATGGTAGTGCTGGTGGTGATTCTGGTTCGTTGGGAGATACACCGGGCGTTGCACAGTCATACGAAGCAGGTCAAGTTATTGTATCTACTGGTAAAGTTGGAAGTGGTTACATTAGAATTAACGCGAATCCAAATGATTCATCAACACCATATATTGATATTGTTGAGAGAACGGGAAGTGGGTTATACGATGTTGAGTTAAAAGCAAGACTCGGTGATTTAAGTGGTTTATCAGATACACCACTGGTGTTGAATAAATCAAATCCTGGATTTGGACTAGCTACTGATAATGTATATCTACAAGGTGGTATCTCAGCAACTTTTGGTGATATAGGTGGATTTGGAATTACACAAAACGCAATATCATCATCCAACAATAACTTAATATTAAGTTCAAGTGGTGAGATTACAGGTTCAAATGTATTGTTTACTGGTGGTAGAATCACAGGAAGTAATATCGATATCAATGTAGATAAATTCTTTGTGGGTAATCCAACTAGTCAATACGTTAGTGGTTCAAACGGAAACCTAGAAATAAGTTCTTCGGATTTCTATCTATCACCAGATGGTAGTGTTGTTATTGGTGGTAATGCTCAGATTGATGGTGATTTGATTACAGGTCAGATAGGTAGTTTACCTACAAACGAAAACCTAAGAATCTATTTAGATTTCGAAGAGGGTGATGGTACTATTTTATTTAACAAAGCTAACCCATCCGAAGATTTCGAAATATCAGGAAGTGGATATGAGCGGGTTTCTGGTAGTAATGGAATTGCTGTTGGTAATGGATTAACACTCGGCGGTTCAGCCGCAGTATCAGCATCAAGCGGAAATCACCACATTGATATTATTCATGACGGAGCCACATCAGATTACACACAATCAATTAATTTATGGATTAAACCAAATAGTTTAACAGATGGTACGCAGATAATATACGAACAGGGTGGTTCGACTTCTGGTCAAATGATATGGATGAACGATTCGCAATTATACTTTAGTGCATGGACTAATAACGCTGGTACGGTCTCCACAACGGGCTTCTACACCGATGCGTTATTGGCGACACTGACCGATACATCCCCAGTGTGTGTGGGTGTTAGTATGGATTACCAGAATATGACTACATCAAACCCACCAACATTTAAATTATATATAAATGGTGAATTAGATGAAACATCATCACCCCAGGCAGGGTATGCGTGGCAATTTGGTGATAATGAAATAGGAATCGGTGATGTACAGGGTACAAGTAGAATAAATATTACGGGAGCCAGTACGGGTACATCTATAAATGCCACATCCAACGCAGGAACATACGCATTTCATGGTTCAGTTGATGAGGTTAGAGTATATAAACAAATTTTAACAGATGCTGAATTCAAAGGATTGTATCTTAACCCAGCTGGTATCGCAGCAGGAACTAAGATAAGTGGTGATTCTATACAAACTGGTAAGATTACATCAAATAACTTTAGTACAACTAGTGGTTCTCAACTTGATTTAAATCAAGGTACTATAAAATTGGGTGGTTCATCAAATCCAGGATTTGAAGTAACATCCACAGGATTTGTGACCGCAACAAACTTTACAGAAAAAGTTATAACTGTCACTGCAGATAACTCGGGTTCTTATTTTGAAACCTACCCCACCCCGACACCCAACTTTACCCGACTAGTTTTAGATGGTAGCCTCGGCGGTAGTATTGCTATGAATATGGAAATATCGGTTGTACCACCACATCCGATTGGTGATGTAAAACTACCAAATCAGAGTGATGGTAGTATTCAAAGAGCTGATATAATTATAGATGTAGCTGGAGTTGAATTCGATGATGGTGAAATCGCAGCTGGAGCCGATGCATCAAAGACACTTTAATTTAATGATAAGGTACAAATATGGCAAGTATAACTTTAACTGATGGAAATACATACACTTTTGCTAAGGTTAATGGTAAGGCTACTATCTTAGATAGTAGTGATAGCGCACACGCTAAAAAAACGCTAAGAAAAGGATTGGAGGTGACCGGTTCTGTTAATATAGATGCCCCCAATGCATCCGATGGTATTAGGCTATATTCGGATGGGGATATAACTCATGCTATATACTCCGTTGGTGGAGATAATTCGGGATACATTCAAACGTACACCACCAATGGAGAGCTGATTAACAGACTTGATGATGATGGTTTGTTGGTAAGAACAAACTCAGATGTAACAGGTCAGATAAATATAGGAGATGGTACTACCTCTACGCAACCATGTATATTAAATTTAGGTGCTGGTAGAACTGGAGATGGATATGCTTATATTGATATGGTTGGTGATACTACTTATACGGATTTTGGATTAAGATTATTAAGAGGAAATTCAGGTCAAAACACAAACTCAGAATTGATACATAAAGGTCAAGGTGAATTGCAAATAAAAACGCCAGATGGGGGTGATGTTCACTTCTATGGTAATATTGCCGGACCTTTAGTTCAAATTAAAAATGATGGTAATAACACCAGTAGAGAGGGATTGGTAGTTCAAAGTGGAAACGATGGAAATACAGGAACCAATACCCATATCGAATTTAGAGATGGTGATAGTACTAATCTTGGTGAGATTACTTCTACGGGTGGTACTGTATCATATGGAAACTTTACTGGAGTACACAAAGCATTCATATTACAATCGGATAATCCAACAGCATCAATACACATTACATCCGATACCGATGATGGATTTTACCCAATCGGAACTATAATATGTCACGTAACCTCCAATCTAACCCACCCATCAGACCCATCTAAGTTATGTGTTCAACCACAACATTATGTAGTATCATCTTCTATTTATGAAGATGGTCGTGTATTTGGAGTCTACCTTGCATCGGATAGTATTTATAAAAATACAAACTTACATAGAATAGCATCTATAGGTGATGGTGTAATACTTGTTTGTTCTGAAAATGGTAATATAACAACTGGTGATTACATAACTACATCTTCTGGTTCAGGAGGGCATGGGTGTAAGCAAAATGATGATTTACTACACAACTATACTGTAGCAAAATCACTTGAAAGTGTAGATTGGTCTACAGAGCCAGAAAATACAAAATTGATTGCGTGTACATATCATTGTGGTTAAATAGGTTTAATTGGTAAATAGGATACTTATTATTATGGGAAAACTTATAAAAGAATGGGTTAAGGAAATCTTAACTGAGGATATCAAAAAAGAGGTGGTGGTTTACGCTGGCAGATTTCAACCATTTCATAAAGGGCATTATGGAAGTTACCAACAACTGGTAAAAAAGTTTGGTAAAGATAATGTGTATATTGGTACATCCAATAAAACAGATAACATCAAATCACCTTTCAAATTCAAAGAGAAAAAGATGATTATGACAAAGATGTTCGGAGTACCAGCCAACAAAATCATTGAGATTAAGAACCCATACGCTCCCAAAGAAATCCTAAATAAGTTTCCTGAAGATACCACTGCATTTGTAACTGTAGTTGGTGAGAAAGATAGATACAGATTAAAAGGTAAGTACTTCGAACCATATCATCCTGATAGAATCGAAAAAGGATACAAAGATGCTGGGTATGTTTATGTAACTACTGCGAGTGGTGGTGGTATGAGTGGTACTGAAGCGAGAAAACTTCTATCACAGGGAACTGAAGCAGAGAAGGTTGCTGGATTCAAAAAGGTTTATGATGGTAAGTTTGATTCTAAAATCTACAAACTGATTACAACCAGACTCACAAAGATATTTGGAAAGGTAGAAGAGTTTCTATCTACATTTGATATGGAAGAACTCATTAACGAAGCATCCGCTACACCAGCTAGTGGTAAGGGTGTTGTAGATGATGGGCCAGGATTCACATATGGTAATTCAAAAACATATAAGAAAATCGGTGATGATGCAGCTGAAGCATTGGGTTGGCAAGTTGTTGATTATATTTTAGGAAACGATGATGATTCAATCTACGCAGATGATGCAAGGGGTATAGATGATAAGTATCCAGTATCATACTTCCCATCTGGTATCGATGGGTTGGATGCACAATCTCAGAGATATATGGATTTGAGAGGTAACGCAGCATACAGAGCATGGGCTGATAAAATTAAAGGTGTTGCCACAATCGTAGGATATAAGTTGGTTGACTTCTTAGATGCTGAACAGGGTATTGAAGATACTAAAGATGCACCTGTAAAAGAACCTAAGTTTAACTTTACACAAGATGTAGAAACTGAACCTATGAGGGAGGGTTTGATTATGGAAGGTGGTGCATATGGACACATGTCGCACCCATTTGATACTGAGATGAATCTAACCTTTGGTGATTTGAAAACAATCATCAAACAAGCACTCAATGGTGAACTACAATACTCAAGAGAAAAAACAGATGGGCAAGCACTCGCAATTAGTTGGAGAGATGATAGAGGATTAATCGCAGCTCGTAACAAAGGACACCTTGCCAATAGAGGCGAGAAGGCATTGGATATAAGTGGAGTTGCATCTAAGTTTCAAGGTAGAGGTGGATTAACTGATGCATATAATTTCGCAATGAAAGATTTAACATCTGCCATCAAAGGGTTATCAAAAGCACAGCGTGATAAGATTTTCAAACAAGGTGCGTGTTTTATGAACCTTGAAGTGATATACCCAACATCAGTAAACGTAATCCCATACGGACAAGCATTATTGGTTTTCCACGGAACAATGGAGTATGATGAAAGTGGAGTTGCAATTGGTGAGAATCAACAAGCAGCTAGAATATTAGCCGGAATGATTAAGCAGGTAAATGCAGATGTGCAAGATAACTATACAATCCAAGGACCTCCTGTAACAGAATTACCAAAGAACAAAAACCTATCTGCTATGCAAGGTAAGTTTGAATCACAACTAAAAAAGATTCAGAGTGAATTCAAATTGAAGGATTCAGCGGGTGTAGCGGATTATCACCAAGCTTGGTGGGAACAGTGGGTTGATAAGAATTCACCATCAACATTGGATAACAAAGCAAAAATGGGATTGGTAAAACGTTGGGCATTCTTTGATAAATCATTCAGATTGGATAAGAAGAATCTAACAGACCCAAAAGTATTAGATTGGGCAAAGAAAATTGATAAGCAAGACCATTCTAAGATGGCTAAGAATAACCTTCGTAAGTTTGAAGATATTTTCTTAGGTGTGGGTGCAGAGGTACTTTCGTTTATGAGTTCGGTGATTACTGTAAACTCAGATAAAGCAGTTAGAGATATGAAGAAAAGATTAGACAAGACTGTGAAGGATGTATCTAAATCAGGTGATGCGGCTAAGATTGAAAAATTAAGAATGGAATTGGAAAGATTGGCAGCAGTAGGTGGTAAGGATAAGATTGTACCAAACGAAGGAATCGTATTTGTTTACAAAGGAAACACTTACAAACTAACTGGTACGTTCGCATCATTAAACCAAATTTTGGGATTAATGTACTTTTAAGATTTTTTCAATATTTATACTAAAATAAAGTTATGGCAAAGTTAAAGAATATCAAAGCAGTTCAAGAGATGTTGGGTGGAGAACACAAAACCCAAACCAAAAAGACTGTATCATTTGATAAAAAAGAAGTTGTAAGAAGAGAAGTTGGTGATACTTGGACTGATGATAAAGGTCAAAAGTGGGAACAACGAAATGGTTACAAAGTGAAAGTTGGTAAACTATCAGAACTCAGAGAAGAGTTGAAGAAGTTTCCCAATTGTAAAGATGGTTGTGAATCATACTTAGACCCAGGTCAAGCTGATTTAAAAATGAAAGCTATACATGGGATGTGTTTGAATTGTGTTGTATCTATGGAGCATGAGCTACAACTAAAGGGAGAATACGAAGAGTATGAAAGAAAGAAGTTACTTAGTAATGCTGAAGCTTGGTTAAAACAAGCAGAGGTAGAAAAAGAAATTTTGAAAAAAACTCTAAAGGCATCGTTCGTTAATGAAGATGGCTCTATTGAAGAATGGGGAGGTGAAATGACCGAAGAAGAACTCATTCAGAAAATAGATGAGGGATTTGAGAAATTTAAAACCGACTTTATAGATAAACTTAAAAATGAACAAACACCAGATTAAAAAATTCTTAGAAGAGAAGATTGAATCGTACTCATTGAATGGGACAGACTTAACACTATGTGTTGAGTTTGCTGTGTCTGATTTATATGAAACCCTTTGTTCACAAAATTTAATGACCGAAGACCTTCGTAAGTGGTTAGGTAAGGGAAAGACTGGTTCTACTGATGGTGGTGGTTGGGATAGATATGGTTCGGAAGGACAAAAGCTGGGTAAGTGTGGTGATGGAAAAGAGGGAGATGCATACGCAGCGTGTTTATCAAAAGAAAAAGCAGCTAAGTTAGGGCCAAAAGGTAGAGCTGCATTTGTTAGAAGAAAGCGAGCTGACCAGAAGAAGGCTGGTGATACTAAAAAAGGTGGTAACAGAACAAAAGGTAAAGCACCTACAAATAGTAAGACTGGAGCGTAATTATGAAGATAACTGTAAAAGCTGGTAGCGATAGATATACAATAGAGTTTGGAATACAACCAGGCCCTTCAAGAAGTACAACACATTTAACTGCAATCGCAAAATCCGGTGATGATTTGGATAAAGTACATGATTACATACGCAAATCAGGAGCTTCAGATAAAACATTAGGTACTGTTATAGCAAACGAAATAGAAAAAAAACTAAAAATTCCAGTTGAATTTGATTACAATTACGATGGGGCTGGATTCGGATTGAAGTTTGACTTATATTCGATATCAAAGAAATTAAAATAAGGTAGTAATATGGCAAATCCAAAATTAGATAAAAAAGTAAAAGTATTTTTGGATTCGTATCTGAAGGGTACGGATAAGAACTCAGCAGAATATCAACACGCAATTATGTTGATTCTTAGAGGTGCACTAACAGACGCTAACTTTCACAGCGAAGCAAGACAATTGGATAAATTCTTTCCAAAAGCAAAATCTTCTAAGTATGTTGGTACTGATATGGAAACTGTGATTGAAGATAAGGGTATTGATATCGCAAAAGCTGCCAAATGGGATGGGTATGAAATTATCGATGCATTTGTAGCATACACAAAGAACAATAAATTAGATTCATTAAAAGAAGTATTCTATTCAGATTTTGTATCTGAATTCTTAAAAGAGGTAACTCACTCACATGAGTACGAAGATATGAGTATGATGGGTGAAGATTCGGGAGAAGAAATCATTGTTGATGGGTATCAAACAAAATACTTCCACGTTTGTCCAGGAGCAACAAATCTATATAAAGATATAGAATCTAAAAATGTTGATATGGATATTGCTAAAAGAAGTGTGATGTTACAAGACGCACTTTTCTTTGTTGAGAAGCATATTCAGAGAGATGGGTATAAGCCAGAGAGAGATTATGTGATGGTTGCTAAAAATCTCGCGAAGAACATTATGAGAATGGCTGAAATGATGGGATTGGAAGAAGAACACCAATACATACAAGGACACGTTGATACGATATCAAATGCAGTAAAAGAAAAGGGTTTGGAAGAAAGAGTAATGAAACTTACTGAAGAGAATGTTCCGACTGACCCATCTAAATGGTCTTACTACAAATCACAAGCAAAAGAAAAGTTTGATGTGTACCCATCAGCATATGCAAATGCGTGGGCGGCAAAACAATACAAAGATGCTGGTGGTGGTTGGAGAACTAAAAAAAGTGAAGCAACTTCTGCAGAAGAAGATGAATTTCATAAGAAGTTAGATAAGTTAGTACATTCTACATTTGGCAAAAGTTCAGATGAAAAAAAGAATGAAGGTATGGTTGAACCACGAAGAGGACACGCCTACTATCAGCTAATCAAAGATGCACCTGTAAAATATATTGAATCACAATCAAACCCAACTGGTGCATCTGGTGTTTTACTTCATAATAAAGATGGTTACCTTAAAGGTAAGAAGGGTGCATATGTTATTGATTACTTTGGTGCACATTTTTATGTTGATTTGAAATCAAAACTTGCTACACCAATCTATGGACTAAAAGACCAGAGAGAGTTAGCAAAATACATACAACCCATCGGAATGGCACCCGAACATAATGATTGGAAAAAATATATGAGAGATATACCATTTACAAATGAATCAACTATCAATGAAGTTGATGCGGATAGTGTTCTTAAAATTGTTTACTTCTTAGTACTATGGCAATTTACAAGTGGAGCATTAGTTGGAATCGGAAAACACGTCGCTAAATTCTTCTACGGAAGAAGTAAGGTAAAAGATATTATCAAACGAATTGGTAAGAACAAAGAATTGGTCGCGGCTGCAAAATCTAAGGATGAAGAAAAATTCTTTAAGTTGTTAAGTGACACATTATCTGATAAAGATTTCGATGTACTTATGGATACGGGTGCATCTTACACCAGATTAAAGCGTAAAGTGGCTAGAGAAAATATGACAGAAGGTGTAATGAGTGAATTAGACCTGATGGCCAGAGAAGCAAGTGATTTCAACGACTTCCTAAAAGATGTATTCAGCGTTCCAGCATATAGAAAACACAAAGGTAAGAAAGATGTAATGGATTTCTTATCAAAGTTCTATAAAGATGCTAGAAACGAATCAGTAAACGAAGGTAGATATGGAACATATGATAATGCTGAAGCAAAGCAAGTAGATAAAGCATTAGATACTGCGTTTAAAAAATTCGAAACGGCATTAAGAAAAGCACATGGTGATTTTCAAAAAGTTGTAAAGCAATATACATACAAAGGTTCAAAGTCTGATATAGGTGGTAAATCAGGATTTCAAGATTCAGAGGGCAGATATGCCATTGACTATTTCGCACAAAAAATAATTCAAAACGAATTAGGTATAGACAAGTTTGGAAGTTATCGTACTGGGTGGATGAATGAAAGTGTAGTCAAAGAGGGTACTGAACCTGAGATTATTTCACAACTAAAAGATATTGTTGCTAAAAAGCAAAATCAAAAACTCAAAGACCCGAAGAGTGGTAAAAGAATGACAGTTGATTTGTACTCAGCATCAGCAGTAACTAAAGTGTATGATGCACTTAAACAACAGAATAACAAAGATAAGTTTGTTGGGTTGGGTTTAGTTGGTATGGTGAATATGGCATTCAAACTTTTGAAGAAAGAATCAGTAAACGAAGCATATGTTATTTTTTACGCTAAGAAAAAAGGTGATAAACCATCACAAGCCGCATATAGAGATAAAGATATGGCGCTAAAGTTTGAAAAAGATTTGAAAAAAGATGGTTACATCACAATGGTTACTCAGAAGAAGATAAAAGGTGTTGATGAATCAATCAACGAAGAATACTACAAATCTGCATCCGATGCAGCTGATGCTGCGAGAAAGTACGCTGAGAAAAAAGGATTTGAAATCGATGAAGATGATTGGCAAACTCAAATCGCTATGGGTGGTAAACACAATCGTTTAAGACCAGGTGTTGGTAAAACACATTCATTCTCAGTTGGATTGATAAAAAACGGCAAACCACAAAGAAAGATGTTACAGATTTCAATCTTTGGAATGCCAAGTGGTAAGTACGAACTAACACAATACATAAACTAAAGATTGTGATGAACGAAGGTAAGTTTCCAGGAAGAAAAGGTGATTTCATCAAATTTAAAGGTGAATACTTTGATATAAAAAAGACCGCAGGTTCAACTGCATATGTTAAGTTTAAGCATACTGCGGCTTCGGCATTTTCACAAGTATGGGATAGTGAAGTGAAACTTTCCAACGAAAAGTATAAAGGTAAAAAGGTTTGGGTAATGGAGCAAAAGTTAAACATCAACGAAGGTATAATGTACAATGTGGATGCGGGAATTGCATTACATAAAAACCCATACAGATATGGTTCTACTAAATTCTTTGAGTACTACAACGATTTGAGAGCATTGAAGTTGGAGAATGTATCTAAAGATTTAGATATGTTCCTAAGTTCTGATATTGGTAAGGTTGGCGTGTATGAAGGTAAAGATGTACTTTTGGATTTTCCAATGTTAGTAGAAGAGGAATCTGTTAATGAAGACCTCGCAGCTTGGTGGCCGGTTATTTTTACATTTTTACCACCATTTCTTCAATTAATTGGTTGGGGTGCTAATAGACTTGGTACGGCTGTTAACAAAGCTGCAAAAATTGTTAAAGTATATATGAAGGAACGTGGTGCTGTGGGTCAAGATATGACTGACCTTTGGCTGAAGGCTATGAATAATAAAGAACTACGCAAATCTGCACGTGAGAAGGATATGGTTACATTTGAAAAAGAATGGAACAAAACCTATACTTCCAAAGAAAGTAAATGGCTTGAAGATTTATTAAGTGGTAAACGTGTAACACCCCTTACAAAGAGAACTAATTCGGTCGATGAAGCAGAATATCAAGGCAAATCCGTTCAGTTATCAAAACCAATGAGAAACAATAGCGGTGGTGGTAAGTTCAAAGTATATGTAAAAGACCCAAAGAGTGGAAACGTTCGAATGATTAAGTTTGGTGCTGATGGTGGTGGTGGTAAGTTGGCTGTAAAGTTGAAAGACCCTAAAGCAAAAGCTGCGTTCAAAGCTAGACATAATTGTGAACAAACCAAAGATAAAACAACTGCATCATATTGGAGTTGTAGATTACCTCGTTACGCAAAATCATTAGGTTTAAGTGGTGGTGGACAGTGGTGGTAATCCGTACAACGAAGTAAGTGAAGGAAACAACATTTACATCAGAGAGTTCTCAGTAGACACCGATTCATCAGAGTTGGTGTGGCATAGAGATAAAGAAGATAGAGAAGTTACAATTTTAGAGGGTAGTGGGTGGAAGTTCCAATATGATAATGAACTACCATTCGAACTAAAAGAAGGTGATACTATCAGTATTAAGAAATTGGAGTATCATAGAATCATAAAAGGTGATACCAACCTAAAAATACGTTTATTAAAGATATTATGATATTTATATACAACCTCACCACTAAAGGTAGGGGTTATTAGTTTAATTTAAAAGGTAAAATTATGAGTGAGTTATTAATTGTTTTAGGTGTATTAGTTGGCGCAGCTGCGGCATATCTATTCTTATTGTACACAGGCAAAATCAAAGATGAAGATGGAGATTTTATTCCTGATGTAGTGGAGGACAAGGTAGAAGATATCAAAGAGGATGTTGCTGAAGTTAAGGCTGAGGTAAAGAGACGTGTTAAGAGAGTCAAAGAAGAAATCAAAGACGTAAAAGAAGCAGGTCAGAATCTTGTCGAGCAAACAAAAGATGTTGCTGATGCCGTAAAAGGTAAACCACGTAGAGGTAGAAAACCAGCTGCAAAACGTGGTAGAAAACCAGCCGCTAAAAAGTAATTTAATGTATGAAATCGTACAACGGTGATATCAAAAATGTAATAATTCTTGTCTTAATAGTTGTAATCATTCTATTGAGGCAATGTTCCGGTGACCCAACACCAATTGAACCAACGGTTATTACAAAGATAGAAACTAAGTACGATACAATTACAAAAGAAGTTCCAACCTACATACCAAAATATATTGATAGGATAGTCAGAGAAATCGATACAGTAAATGTAACGCAAGATATTGATACACTATCCATACTTGAAGATTACTTCGCTACATATGTGTACGAAGATATACAAGAATTAGATTCATTAAATCTACAGATTACAGATAGTATTTCACAGAACAAAATTTTTGCTAGAAGTATTAAGTATGATTTAATCTACCCAACCACAACCATAACCGAAACCAAATATATAAACGCTAATGAATTTTATATTGGTTTCGGTGTAAATGGAACTGGTAATCAATTTAACTACGTTGGTGGACAACTTCTGTTTAGAACAAAAAAACAACAGGCGTATGGGTTGGGTATTGGAATCGATGAAAATCTACAGCCAATGCTTTCTACCCAATTCCTTTGGAAACTTGGAAAGTAAATGGCACCATCAATAAAAGAACTTATTAGGGAAGAGTACGTTAAATGTGCTAAAGACCCAGTCTACTTTTTCAAAAAGTATTGTTACATTCAACATCCTAAGAGGGGGAAGATTCTATTTGATTTATTCCCATTCCAAGAAGATGTTATGGGTGAGTTCAATGAACATCGATTTAATGTAATCCTAAAATCACGTCAGTTAGGTATATCAACTCTATCGGCTGGGTATTCATTATGGACAATGTTGTTTCATGAGGATAAAAACATTTTGGTAATCGCAACTAAGCAAGAGGTTGCTAAGAATTTGGTTACCAAAGTTAGGTATATGCATGAGAACCTACCAAGTTGGTTAAGAGGTGATACGGTAGAGGATAACAAATTATCACTTAGGTTGGGTAATGGTTCAACAATCAAAGCAACATCAGCAAGTGGTGATGCAGGTCGTTCCGAAGCACTATCAATGTTGATTATTGATGAGGCTGCCTTTATCAAAGGTATTGACGAGATTTGGGCATCAGCACAATCAACTCTATCTACTGGTGGTAAAGCAATTGTGTTATCAACTCCCAATGGTGTTGGTAACTTCTTCCATAAAACTTGGTTAAAGGGTGAGCAGGGTGATGGTTGGAATCCAATCAAACTTCACTGGACTGTACATCCTGAACGAAATCAAACTTGGAGGGCAGAACAAACTCAACTATTGGGTGATAAGATGGCAGCACAAGAGTGTGATTGTGATTTTATCAGTTCTGGTTATTCGGTTGTTGATGGTCAACTCCTACAATGGTTTGAGGAAACGCATGTACAAGAACCCGTTGAGAAGCGAGGGTTTGATGGTAACTATTGGATTTGGCAACAACCCAACTATGCGAGAGATTATATAGTTGTAGCGGACGTTGCGAGGGGCGATGGTGCAGATTACTCAGCATTTCACGTTATCGATGTTGAAAATGTAGAGCAAGTCGCAGAGTACAGAGGTAAGATTGAAACCAAACACTATGGTAATATGTTGGTAAATGTTGCCACCGAATGGAACGATGCACTTCTTGTGATTGAGAACGCAAATATTGGTTGGGCGGTAATCCAAGAAGCAATTGATAGAAACTATACAAATCTATATTACTCATACAAAGAGTTTGGATATGTGGATGAGGATATCCACCTACAGAAAGCATACGATTTAAAAGATAAAGCACAAATGGTTCCTGGATTTTCTATGACGAGTAGAACTCGACCATTGGTGATATCTAAATTAGATACTTATATGAGAGAGCGAGTTCCAATCATTCGTTCTAAAAGATTGATTGATGAGTTATTTACATTCATTTGGAATGGTAGTAGAGCAGAAGCACAATCTGGTTACAATGATGATTTGGTAATGGCATTTTCAACTTCACTTTGGGTTAGAGATACTGCATTAAAACTACGTCAACAGGGTATTGAATTAAACAGAAGAGCATTATCGCTCACATCCAAACATTCTGGTGTTTTTAAAACCAACCAATCCAAAGCAAAAGATGCTTGGCGGATTAAGACTGGTAGGGGTGATGAGGATATAAGTTGGTTACTTTAATTTGGATATTAAAAATATTTTTTGTATATTTATAAATTGTAGTGGTATATAAAAGAACAGGATTATGGCAGATACTTCATTATTTGGTAGATTAAAAAGATTATTCTCAACACAGGTTGTTGTTAGAAGAGTCGGCAAAAATAAATTAAAGGTAGTAGATTCATCCAGAATACAGGGTGATGGTAACCGTAGAGGGTCTGCATACTACGATAGATATGGTAGGTTACATGGTTCTAATTCAAGAAAGAATTGGCAAACATACAATGAACGATTTAACTACCACTCAAACAAATTAGAACTATATACAGATTATGAGGCGATGGATAAGGATTCCATCATTTCATCTATCCTTGATATCTACTCAGATGAGTGTACACTTAAAAACGATATGGGTGATGTACTCAGAATCAGCTCATCAGATGAGAAACTAAAGAAAACACTACATAACCTATTCTACGACGTATTGAATATTGAGTTTAACCTTTGGTCTTGGGTTAGAGGTATGAACAAATATGGTGATTACTATCTGTATTTGGATATTGATGATGAGTTGGGTATTGTAAATGCACAACCATTATCGGCTTACGAAACTCGTAGAGAAGAAGGGTATGATTTAGATAACCCATATTCAGTAAGATTTGAGGTTGAAGAACAAAACACAAATGCAATCTCACAAAGAAACAACACTAAGTTCTTAGAATCATTCCAAGTAGCACATTTTAGATTACTGACTGATACAAACTTCCTACCTTATGGTCGTTCGTTGTTAGAAGGTGCAAGAAAGACTTGGAAGCAACTGATTTTGATGGAAGATGCTATGATGATTCACAGAATTATGAGAGCACCTGAGAAGAGAATTTTCAAAATTGATATTGGTAACATACCACCAGCTGAGGTTGATTCGTATATGGCATCAATCATCGACCAGATGAAGAAAGTACCATATGTAGATGAATCTACAGGTGAGTATAATTTGAAGTTCAATCTTCAAAATATGTTGGAAGATTACTATCTGCCAGTTAGAGGTGGGCAAAGTGGTACTGAGATTGATTCTTTGAGTGGTATGGAATTCGGTGGTATTGATGATATCGAATATCTAAGAAACAGATTGATGGCTGCACTTAAAGTTCCAAAAGCATTTATTGGATACGAAGAAGGTGTAGAAGGTAAAGCAACTCTTGCACAAGAAGATATTAGATTCGCCCGTTCAGTTGAAAGAATCCAAAAGATTGTTCTT